CTAAAATGAATCTTGATGAATTAACATTAATAACACCGGATGGATCCTCTACCCCTATTGTATGCAATAACCCTGCAACGTATGTACCTGTAAATAAGTTGTAATGGGTGAACTGCATATTGATATTGGCCTTTGCGTAGATATTGTATAACTGACTGAATAGCAATGTGGCAAGGTTTGAATACCCTCCGCTAATGCCAAAACGAGTGAATCCAGTTAAAGCATTGTCTGTTACAGACAAAAGCGATTGAAGTTGCGTTACGTTTAATAATGGAAACTGATTACCTATAGGAGTTGTTATTTGTTTCTTATACTGATTACTTGCCGTTTGATTAAATAAAACTTGTTTAGGGCCATACACTGACTTTGCTTTTCTTTTCACATTTGCCACAAACATATTAGATATACCTGCAGAAGTAACCCTAAATTCTATTGATAAAGTTCCTGTAATTGGCGATGGATTTGTGATAATGGTTTTAGTTTCTAACGCTGTATTGTTTTTCGGTTCTTCAAAATATAGAAAACTATTGAACCATTCAGGCGCACCAGATACCAACCTCCCCCAAGCATACACGGTGGACCCGCTTGTAACGCTTATACCTATTTCCATGTCGCCCGTTGATGCAGTAATACATTGAAACTCTATTTCTAAAATATCCCCTTCACTTACAAGGCCGCATGATAAAGCAGTAAATGTTGATTGAGTGCTTCCGGATGTAAACCTTGCACCATATACACCGCTTTCTGGCCCCATTACAAATGTGCCACCACTCCCCAATGTTCTACTCCAATTCGTAGGAATACCGGAAGTAAGCAATGCCATGTTGCCATTGTCAACTGTATTTTCAGGGTACTTTAATTCTCCGGTAAGTTCAAGTGAATTGAATGACTTCTTAATTATTTTAGTTTGGCTATTTTCTACAAAGTAAAATGGTACTGACCCATTATCTTGATACGGCTGAATAGTTCTATTTATAGGCACATTCGATAAGGTATCTGTGGAAGATACCCCGTCTGTACGGAATACCCGAATAGTATCGGATGCCCTTTCATTTACGGAAGTTATCCACCATTCCCCACCCGATTGATATATTTGCGCACCGTGAGCAATACAAATATCTTCAAGTACATCATAGCAGTTCTTATAGGTATAATCGCTATTAGTCCAACGGGCAGGGAAGATGTGAGTATTGCGAATGTATGATGTTGATGTACTATGTGCAGTAGCATAGTAATTGATTGCCGAATTGATATAGTACTGCACTGGAAATTCGATATTCTTTAAGCAGTTGCGAATGATTTGCAGTAATGATTCGGATGTATTGATATTTGCAGATGTAGGAACGTATGGTACTGATTTAAGCAATCCTAACCCATCCACGCAAATAATATCAACAAAGTTCCTGCCAGTTGTAAAAGCTATGCTAATGCTATCCATTAAGACATACCCCTGCCATATAAAATAAGTGCCACCATTGGCCGAAAATCTTACATAGTACTTTTTATCATCCGTTGAAACAAGGTCGGGATATGGGCCTGTAAAGTCGGTAAAATCCGCTCTTATGGTGAATAGTGTAGGAAGTACGGGTTGAAATGGATCATCACCGGAAGCAAGGCACTCTAACAAAAATGGACTATTTCCTGTGGCTACGCTATACACGGAACCTGTGTAATCATTTTCCCAAATTTCAGCATCATAGGTTAACCCCGATTTGCTTATTGCCGTGAAAGTATATTTCTTCCCGTATGCCATATTAGGTTGTTAATGCTCTAAATGTATTGGTTCTACTTTGTGAAAGCCATATATCGTTACCTCTCACTACACCCTCCACCACTACCCTACTATTTCCTCCACCCATCTGCGATGCGGATGCGATTATTGACCGCATTTGGTCGGGCCTTACAATGTGTTCTGTGCCGTGAAGCATAACCGGATAACCGGATTTAGGGCCGCTAACGGTACCACCTTCGGAGAAACCGAGAAGTTTGCCAAGAAGTGAAAGGAACCCACCGCCACGCTTTGCACCGCCGCCGCCCGAAAAACCCATCGCACCTGCAACGGCTTGACCGCCTTTAAATGCAGCACTTCCCCCCATAGTTAATGCAGACATAATACCCTGAAATATTGCCGCCTTTGCTGCTGCAAGTGCAATGTCAACCGCTAACCTTTTGAACATATCGCCCAATGCAGTACCAATGCTTTGACCGTTTATCATAGCATTGAACATTCCAGTCATTGATTGCGTTAAGTAGTTTGCAGTATCTGCTGCGAATGCTTCATCTTTCTTTAACTTTAACATACTCAAAGCCATTGATTGTTCTCCAAGTGCTTTGGTTAATGTGTTGTTAGCAGTAGTGGTTAACTGAATGTTGGTTAGGTCTCTTTGTTGCGGAAGGTTAATGCCTCCAGTAGATACTACACCAGTATCTTTTCCAGCCATACTTGCATTTAACCTATTTATAGCCGATTGTTCTACTAATAACCTATTATAGTATTCAATTTCTTTTTGTAATCTAACATAATCATTGATTTGCTTATCTGTAACTTCTCCTCCATCTGTTGTAACTGTTTGGTTTTGTACAATGATTCCGTTAAGTTGATCTATTGCTTGTTGTGTTGCAAATGCTTGTTTTTGAAGTTCATTTACCTCATTTCTAAATTGCTGGCTTTTTAAATTAGCTTTATCTGAACTGCTTGCAACTAAATCTATGGCATCTGCTGTACCCCCTGCGCTTGTAGTTAATTCTTGATAACCTTTATTATTATCCTTAATTACTTTAGTGCTTGTTATACCATATTTATCATTTACTTTCTTTATTTCCTCTTGAATCTTAAATAATTCTTTATACTTATCTACTTTTAAATCTTCAGCAGCAGTTGCCATTGCTTTTTTATCTAAAGCATCAACTATTCTCATGTAGGCATCTGCTGCAAGTCCTGCCTTTATAGATTCTGCATCTATGTTGCTTAATATTGAAGGATATAGCTTTTGTAATTTTTCAACGGATGCATTTCTTGCCTCCATTGGAACATTTAGGTTGGTAGCAGTTTGATACAATGTATCAAGTTCTGACCTTTCTTTTGCTAAATTATCAATATACTTATCTGTAAGTTTATTGGCTTCTTCTGTTGCTTTACTTGATTCCCCCAACCCCCTCGTCCAGTTCCCGAATCCTATCTGAGCAAACTGCAATCCGGCTACAAGTGCTGAAATACCTAATCCTAATGCACCAGCAGCAGGAAGGATATTCGTTAAGTTATTCGCAATCGCATTAAATCCATACGGCAAATCCTGAATAACACGGGAAAGGCCGGTGAAGTCCTTACCCATTTTCTGTGTAGCACCCCCTGCACCCTTCGATGCTTTCTCAACCCCGTCAAGAGATAGGATAGTTTCCTTAATCGCTGCAATGGCTTTCTTATTGTCCGCACTAATTAATATTTCGAGTTTTTCCGGTGCCATTGCTTTATTTTAATGCTTCTGATAATTTCTTCATATTCTCGATGAACTGTTCCTGCGTCAATCTCTCCCCTCTATCCGGTACTTCATCCGTTGACAAAGGTAAGAAATCTGTTATGCTTTTGCGCCCCTTCGTGTCCGTGTTCGTGCAGTACATAACATATGCTATCAACCTTGCCCTCTGCCATTCAGCCAACTGCTTCGCTTCATACGCTTTCCTGTAAAGCAAAAAATCTCGCCACCGAATAGACCAAAACTGTTCAATAGTCAGGCCCGATTCAATGGCGAGAATTATAACCTCATCCCAGGTCTTATCCCGGTGGTTTAACTTTTTTTTTCTTCGTCAGGTACGTTTTTATCAGCAGGTACATCCGGCACCATTGCCTTCATAGTGTACTGGATGAATTCAAGTACCTGCGACCCCGTGAACTGCAATCCACCACCTTCATCTATCAACTGCGATGCTTCCCTTTCACTTATCACCTTGCCGGCTCCCTCACTTGCCGCCTGCACCATTGTAATAACGTGCTTAAAGGTTAAGGATTGCCCATCGTACATTTCCAACATCTTACCTATTGGCAAGTTGCCATTCATTTCACAGAATCGGTGCATCGCCCAGTTATTCCAAAGTAAACTAACGCTGCCCGTTGAAGTTTTTAACTCAAATGCTACGGGCATAAATTAGTATGTCTTTGTTTGGGTAAGTGGAGCATTCTGTACTTGGAACTCCGCATCGAACTTAAGCAAGTCCTTATCAGTAGCATCCAATGAAAGCGAAGTAACAAAGATGTTTCCGCTATACACGATGTCACCGGATACGGTGGAAGCAGGGCCGAACCGGGCAGGGATTGAATCACGGTTAACGAGCATGGAATACAAACGGTCATAGCTTTCACGGCTACCACTACCAGTTTGATCAATGGCATTTCCACTACAACTGATTGTTTGACTTACAGAGTTTCCGGGCAGTTGCTCATCTCCACACTTACTATCGGCATCAATGGCATCTCTTGTGATTTCCATAGAGTTGGAAGTAAGGCAGGCAACGGTCTGAAAAGAGCCGTTTCTGTCGAAATCCAGTTGAAGGATAATGTCCCTCGCATTTACAAAAGTGTAACTCATATTTATTGTGTTTGTGAAATTATAAATTCATACCGCAAAATTACACGAAAAGTGTTATCAAATGGATCCAAGTCCTCCAAGTTAGTTACCGATGCCAATACCACATTCTTACAATCCCATCCAACAGGTAACACAACCACCGTATCACTATTCACCGCACCCATCACCGCATCCGCTATTTGCTCCGCCCTCTTAAACCCAAAGTTACTACTTTTCGTTGTTATATCTATGTTGACTGAAACCATGTTGATATAACCTTCCTTCCCCTGCTCCTGCCCAGATGTTCTACCGGTGATAGTAATGTATTCAGCCGGCTCATTGGCAGGCACCATTGCATCGTACACATCAACATAGGTATAAGCGGCAAGTTGGGTAACTAACCATTGCTTTATTGGTATGGCAGGGTTTTTCATTATCATTTCCGTAACAAGTTTTGAATCCGCTTAATTAGTTTCGGTCTTTCGTCAAGATAGGCAGGTATCAGGAATGGTTGCGGCTTAATGCCGTTTTTCAATATAAAGTAGGCCATTCTTTCAGCTACCCTCAAATCTTCCGATAATCTTTGATCTCTATTTCCTTGCCTTCTTCTTGATTTTACTTTGTAAGTTCCTGCTAACTTATTACGCCTTACATAGAGTAAAAGTGCAAGTATCATATCTCCGTAATCGCCTTTACCCTTACCCCTGAATTGTGCAGCATAGGCAGCGAACCCATTATGTATCGGATGGGTCATTGCTTTTTTCTTTGTGCCGAACTCTACATAAGGAGCATAGTTAATATCAGAATATACTGACTTCATTAACGGCTCACCGATGTTGTGCTTTATGCTTTGCCGTAACTTACCAAAGTTAGCAGGAGCCATCCGCTTTGCATTGCGTTCAATGTTCAATGCGGATTGCGACATCAAGTTATTAAGACCTGGCCCCATCCTTTCAGCAGCAATGTCAAACATCTTTCTGACCGCCTTGCCCCCCACTAAATTCATGCTGAATTCGGCCATTACTTAAAGATTTGTATTTCCAAATATTCATCCTTATTCTCCACATTCGTAATAGAATGAATGGTGTATTGCTCACCACTTATCTCTAATCTGTAGGTTTGATCAATTGTAAGGGGGTAGCGCACGAATACAGTAGCGGATGCCGTGTAACTTACCTGCGCTGCAATCAAAGAACGGCTATCTCCAAGCGGAATGAACATACCCCAAATGGTGGCAGTATTCTGATAGGTAACCGTATAACCCCCCTCACCATCGCTCACCTGTGTAGGTTGAAGTATGCCTATCGGCTCATGCAGTAGTTCTGCAGACAGATAATTCGGTCTTGTGCCTTTTAACCTCATAGTATCGGACTTTGACGGGTGAACTGCTGACACGCTCTCCATGCTTTCTCACAAATGCCCATACCTTCCGCACCTGCACCCCTATTCTCGTACATATAATTTAATTGGTCAAGTATGGCATCTTTTAAGGCAGCCGGCACATGGGTATAGCCAACGGTATATTCGGCCCTCATGTTTTCAATCTGTGGAAAAGTAATTCGGGGATAATTACCGCCAATGATTCGTTTATCGGTCAGAATTGTACCGGTATAATCATCGTACAAGGTAATGTCGGAAGTAATAGGGCCGTATGGCAGTTGATATGCACCGCCTTTATTGCTGAACCAAACCTTTACCACCTTTGTGATAATGCTGATACCTGCTGCATCCTCGATTATCTTACGGGCAGAACTAATCAACTGCGATACCTGTGCATCTTCGCTTGTATGGCTTACCCTAATGTATAGCTTCGCCTCTGCAAGCGTTACCGGCTCCGCATAGCTTACCTCTGTGATTTGCGAATCTATTGTAAAAGAGTAGTTACCCATTGTTCAAAGTTTATTAATTTATTATGCGGCCTTAACTCCTCTGCCCTGTCAAATGCCGCCCTACTGCAAAGTTCGTAATTATTCATCACATTTTTAATAGCGTTCACCCATTGATGCGGCCGGTCAGGACTGCAATAGATTCCTGCATCCCCACAATTCTCACGCAGCGCAGGTAAATCACTTACAATGCAAGGTATCCCCGATGCCATTGCTTCGGTTGCCGTTCTTCCCCAACTCTCATACTGCGATGGCATCAAAAGTATCTTTGTGCGCTTGTATGCATTCCTAATATCTGGCTGATTCGCCCAAACGGTTACATTTTGTAACTCTTTGTAAATCTGTTCGCCATAGCCACCTTGCACGGCAAGGAACTTGTATTCCGGCATCATTTGTGCCACCTCATAAAAAAGTTCTGCCCCCTTATTGCGATTGAGATTGATTAGCGTTATTTCTTCCCCCCGTTCAACCCTATAATGGTCAATATTCACCGGTGGTTGCAGGATGAATGAGTTGTTGGGGTACTTGCCGTGTTCACTTCCCCAATGGGAGTTGTACACTACATTTATATGCTGATTCCGTCTAACAGAAATATAGTTAAAGGTATTGTGAGCAAACCAAACGGCCGGCTTCTTTGTTTTCTTGCAGTCCTCTGCCACATCTGCTGCAAAATCTAATTGTGTGAAAATTACATCCGCCCAATCATGGTGAAAGTACCAATCATGTGAGCGATTAAAAACGGGTATTCCTTCGTACTCATAGTACTCATTGTTCATTGCGGAGGTCATGACCTTGACGAGATGGCCACGCTCCATTAACCATTTGTTGATTTCGTGAGCGTTCCATTCCGATCCGGACTTTGCCTTCGGGAGATATTGTTGAACGTGCCACAAGACACGCATTTTTGGCTGGTTTTCGTTCACGCTTTTTCATAATAATAAAGGGGGAGAGTTTCCCCTCCCCCCTCATTGATGTTAGATAGTAGCGAAGATAGCGGAGTTAGGAAGCATCAAGTTGATGGCTTCGTAACACTCGATACGGGCAGTAACCATGTTGGTAACGAAGTTGTTTTGATCTTCGTAACTCAACTCAATGTTTACGCCGTTCACTTCAACTCTCTCCAGGTAGTTAGCATCGAACAGGAATGCACGGCTATTAGGTACCCAGTTGCAACCAACGATAGGTACACCTGCAATGTTCAATACTCCTGCTTGACCTACTTGCAATCCACCTGCGCCCATGTAGTAACCATTGGTGAATGATTCGTTCAGCAGCAAAGACCATGTAGCGTTAGAAACGAATACAACGGATGCGCTGAAATCACCTGCTCTCAAGTTGCCAATCAAGTGGATAATATCACCCAAGTTAGTGGCAGCAGAGGTAGTAGTAGAACCGGTAGCAGCACCGGATACGGTAGAGAAGAAAGAAGCGTTCTCTGCACGGAAGAAATCACGAGTTAACAAACGGGGAAGCGTTTGGCTCATGAAAGGCAGAGATGCTAACATCTGACGGCTAAATTTGCTGAAACCTGCGATGAACTGATTTACAGTTTTAACCTCGGTCAGAGAATAATCGTTCTCACGCTTCAAAGATCCTTCGAGTTGTGCAGCGATGTTGTTGGCGTTACCTGCTGCCTCACGGTAAGTAACATACAAACCGGTGGGGCTTTGAGTGGTAGGCACGAAATCACGGAAGTTAACCAAGTGCCCGGGTTGGATTGCTTGGCGGCTATTGTAAGTAGCAACGCTATCACCAGACAAGTTAGAAGCCAAAGTGATTGTTTTTACTTCAGGCAGTTCGAGGTGAAGGCGGCCATTTTTTCTCATTTCAGCTTCGATGTTCACTCCTTCGAGTTTCTCGGCAAGTGCTTCGCTGAATGATTTGCCTTCGGGTTGACCTTTCTTTACTTTAGTGGTCAGGGCATCGAATTGTGCCTGCATAGCATCTTTGAACTCTTTAAGTTCAGCAGCGGTGGCAACTGATTCGAGTTTGCTTTGAAGTCCGGCAACTACGCTCTTGGCTTCAGCAGCATCGGTTTTTGCATTGGCAGAGTTTGCCAGTACTTGCGTAAGGTTATCACCGATTGATTTAACCTCCGCAGCGATTTGTTCTTGTGTCATTTTACAAGTGTTTTAAATCTGTTATTTAATTGTTTGAGTGCATCCAATACAACAGTTGATTCCGGCTCGACTGCTTTCGCTGCGGGTTGAGTGGTGATTTCGTTTATTGCAGTTTGGATTTGCTTTATTTCAATCTCCAATAAGGAGAATGTTTCATCTGTGAATGTGCCGTGTTTGAACGCTTTGATTAGTTTCTCCAATCTTCCGTTTAGCGTTTCTTTCACTACTTCTGCATCCATTCCTTTGTAAATGGATATAGTCGGAGTTTCGGGGTTTGCCGCCCATAATACGGCACTACCTTCGTAGAGCATCAACTCTGTAATGGTACGAATGCCGGTACTATTATCCATTTCGGATTTGATTGTGCTGAATCCGATTGAGTGCTGATTAATTAAACCTGCTTCATATAATTTCAGCATATCCTCTCCCATTTCCGTTTCGATAACTTCTGTAACGGCTATAAGTGCATCGCCTTCAACGTATAATTCTTTCGGCTTACCTAAAGCATACTTCATCGAAGTTTTATGGTCAACTAATGACCAAATAAGGTTCTTACCTTGCGGCCCTCTTTCATTGATTGTCTTTGTAAATGCAGCAGGACTGATAATGTCATTGTCGAGGTCAACATTGCTCATTCTTGCCCAAACGGCTTTCACCTTGCGGCTTTCTTTGTCGACATCTTCAACCCCATTCATTATATCCTTAACGCTATATTGCTTCATTCAATAACATTTGTAATTGCAAAAATAAGCTATTATTCCACATACTCCACAGGGTGCCGGCAGGCCCCTTTAGATTGCCTTGTATAGATACTGGCATATCGTTCTCATCCCTCACTACTTCAAAACCAACCGTGCATCTGCAATTACATACGTTCCCTGCACTTGCCCGACTATCACCTGGATATTCCATCTGTTCTACACTTCCCATTCCGGGAACGGTGAACGGTTCATCTACTGCCACACGCTTTCCATCCATGTGCAAATGGTCGAACTTATCACGGGGGATTCTACGAGTGCGATCATCTGTAATCGCAATCCATTCTTTTTCGGTTTGTAGCCCTGTAGATACGGCACCAAGTAACGCTCCCTGATTTGCGGCTCTTGTTGTTTCTGTTCGTGCAATGAGTTCTGCACGATAAGCATTGATACCTGACTTTTCTAATTCCGACATCATTTGCGTTATACTCCACCCCTCCTGCATTCCTTTAATCAATACCTTTCGGATAGTTTCCTTTGTTGTAGATGTGATGCCATCGGTCAGCATAGTCAATCCCTGATCAAGGAACAACTTAATCACTATCGCCCATCTTTGTTGCGGTGTCAAGTTATCCTTAATACCTGCCTTTCGCCTAATCTTATCATAGTTGTATTTAGCCATTGTCATTCCTGCACCTTGATGCAGTTGACTGATAATACGTTTCAGTCCGCTTTGATCGGGTTGCTCACCATTGAGTATAGCTTTGCATTGCTTATCAAGTTCCTTCTTGATTAGCACCCTGTATTTCTTCCGGTATTTGTTATAAAGTTGGCGGTACATCTGGCAGATTAGTAAAGTCATCCATTGGCATCAAACCTTGCGGAATATACAACTTTTGATAATCTTCAAGAGGCACATTGGGATCAGGTGCGATACCCATTACTTTGAGTTTTTGTTCCGGGGTCAGCCACCATGAAGTATTGAGCCATTGTGCTTGTGCTTCCCTGTTCGCTTCGAGTTCTTGATATACGGTAAGGTCAAAGTCCACGAATATGTCAGTATTCTTATACCCCCAATCCGTTTTCATCTTCCGATTAAGGTTATCCCGGATAGCAATCAGTTCGGGAAGTACTGCCCGTAATGTCAGCGATTTCTCCGCCTCTCTCATGTTGTTGTATGTGGCCGCATCCTGCGACCCTAATAGTACGGGTGGTACACCATAGATTGAGCATAGTGCTTCCTTATCCCATTTCTCTGCTTCGATTAGTTGCAGGTCTTTTGCAGGTAAACCGATTTGCGTCCATCCTACTTTATACCCACTCACGGCTGCACTACCATGCTTGCCGGCACCTGATGCCATTGATATTTGCGTTTTCAATGCCTGTGCTTGTGCGCCACCGCTTAACGGGTCGAAGCGCATATCATCCATGTAAAGTACCCCTTGCGGCCCCATGTTATCAAACATGGCCACACTTGCGGTCTTTGAACTATTAGAACGGGTCAACACCTTCGATGCCGCCCGGAGTGGTGACAATCCATACAACTGGCCTCCTGTTGCCGACCATTCAGGGTTGAAGTACTTATCATGCAGGATCTCAATCGTATTAAACGGTATGTACTGACCATAGTACAACTGATACGCTACCTTCTTTGGTGGGAATTGCTCAATATCTACCTTTACCGCCATGTATTGTGCAGGTAGTACATACAACTCCATTGGCTTGCCCTTGTTCACGGAAGCATCGCCTACCATCTTTGCATAGACAAAAGAGTTTCCGGTGATCTTCTTAAACCCTACCCATTGTTCGATTAGGTCTGACCATGAATCTTCACTATTCGGATATTTTAACAACTCATTCAACCTGGCATCACCTTCGTATAGTTCAAAGGCCTGTTCTTTCAGTTCCTTTAATTCTTTGAGGTCAATGGTGATGGGTGAGTTTAGTTTCGCCTGGTACTGCTTTGCCTTCGCCTTGTCCTTAACTTTATACACTCCCCAGGGTGCTACTTTCGCCTTTTGGGTAATCAGTTGAATGATAGCATATACCAAGTCATTGCCGATATAACTATCCCTTACTATTTCTGCTTGATTCTGCCCATCCCAAGTTATCAATCCCCTTTCGATTGAAACTTGAACAGGTGATTTAACGGGTGCTGCCTTGCGTTTAAGGAAATCGAATAAACCCATAAGTTATTATTTGTTACTGGCAAAATTACGATTAATTCGCCTACCATACTGCCACCTGAAATTGCGGCTTGTGCAAGTGGGTAAAGATGGCATAACGCATCGCATCGCAATTATGGACTAACACCCCATTAGCAAAATATTCATGCTCATCTTCTACGGTCAGGTCGTAAACTCTTTCCTGCCAACTTGTAACGCACTCGAAGTGCTTTAGCTTTGCAGTTTGGATGGCAGAACTTTGCATGCTTTGTTTTTGCGATGTAATCTTTTCCGCATTGCATACATTTTGATTCAATTGATAGTGGCTTACCGAAATTGTTTTTTCTTGCATGCTCTTTGTGCCATTCAATACCCTCTTTGCTTTTATGCCATTGCTTTGCTGATTCGATTCCTTTTGCATGGAATTCTTTAAACTTTTCTGGATTGCCTTTAATACGTTCTTTTGCATGTTCGCTAAGATGTCTAAAGGATTCGACCTTTTCAAGATTGGATATTTCGTTATTCCATGTGTTACCGTCTTTGTGATGTATGTGGTAACCTTTTTCCCTTTTTCCATTATAATGCTCCCAAACGTACCAATGCATGTGTAGTGGCCCGTTTGTGAAATACCTTGCTCCGGGATGTAGTGTGAATCTTCTGCCATTAAATGTTTGATATGGCTTACCGTTTTCGTTGATTCTAATTTCGAAATCTCTGTCCATTGGTCTTGAGTATAAATTAAATGATTTGAAGTACAACACAAATATACAGAATGCGTATCGAACTGCATCAAATACTTTTCCACTTGTTTCACTCCGTTATTATGTACTCCTAATACCTTTTTATACCCATTGCGAGTTAATACTAAATCCCCTACTTTTATTTCATCTATTCTTTTTTGACCGTTGATAGTTGCTATTTGTGTTTCCCCGATGAAGCATGCATGATCAAACTCTTTCACCGGTTCATCTATCACATTGTCATTCTTATCCTTCTTCCACTTGTAAGATTGCAACTCCCGAATGATGTTTTTACTGTTAGCGGTAACGTACAACGGATAAGATTTAACCTTCAATATCCCGGGCCACACTTCCTTATTAGCCGCCTGTGCATTAATACCGCCCCTGTAAAGTTCTTCAATGCTTTTAGGTTCGGCTGCATCGCAGTATACTGGTTTCCTATCTGATATGTGGTCTTTCACTTCCCGGATAATTTCGGATGGAGTTAACCCCGATTTGTAAATCAATTCGTTGACATAATTAGCCCCTTCGTAATGACATACGTTGACGAGTGCAAGTGGGTGAACATATCCAAAGTCCAACCCATAGAACATATCTCCCCCCTCCGGCATCTTGTCTATTATCTGCCATTTGGTATAGATTATCTCCTTTGCGGCACCTCTTTCCCCTAATCCGTACACCTTCCACATGAAGTCATCGGGCAGGTTCTTATACCCCTCAATAATGTCTATCTGTGTTTGTGATAAGTTGCCTTTATTGTGTATGTAAGTAGATTTTATGCGCTTGTTGTTTGGATTGTCGGCCACATCGTACACCCAACTAACGAAGTCAGCAGGGTTCCAATCTAAAAAGATAGTACCCGTTGTTCGCATGGCCAATTGGTCGAATAGTGCTTTGCGGATAAGGTTCGCTTCATTCACGAAAAGAATATCCCTACCCGGCCCCCTTGCTTTCTGTTCGTCTTCTAACCCGAATAATTCTATATAACTGCCATTGGGGAACTTGTAGATGAAATCGGTGAAGCTAAAATCTTCATCCTTCCACATATTCCATTCTTCCATAATGGTCTTGAAATCCCTGTATGCTCCCCGTTTGATGTGTGGGAGTGAATGGGATACTATGCTGATACGCTTGTTACGCTGCGTAGTTGCTATCTGAATCAGCAGTTGAACAATGGAGAATGATTTCGACGATCGTGATCCCCCCTCATTGCAGATTATCGGGTATCCCTTTTCGTATGCTTCTTTGTTGGCATAGAATACCGATGTCGCCTTTATCTGCTTAACTTGTTGCGATACCACACTTCTTGAATTTCTCGAGTGTTATAAACTCCTCTTTAGTTTTCTGCATAACGCAGTAAACATTCCAACCGTCGGTTGT